AAATTTGCCTTAATACTAAATTTGCCTTAATACTAAATTTGCCTTAATACTAAATTTGCCTTAATACTAAATTTGCCTTAATACTAAATTTGCCTTAATTACAAATTTGCCCAGTGGCTTTTATTGTCAAATTTTAAACCATTCTCTTCAGCAACTTTCAAAATAGTCGATTTGCTTTTACCCATAGATACAGATACCTCGTTTAGCGATTTGCCTTTGTCGATTTGCCTTTTAAGAGTTTCAATACTGATTTGCTTTTTTTGTCTTGTCATAGATTCTCATAATGCTCTATAAGTCTATTAAGATACCACGAAGCCTTCTGTAAGTCCTGTATGTTGGCATCTTTATATTTGTGCCTATGTACATATTTTATGATGCTACCTTCCAGATAGGAAGGGTAATTAGCCCCAAGTTGTTGTTTTATATAATCAATACATTCCACGCCATTATTGTTGTAATGCGGTGGATGGTTCACCATATCTTTGCTCATTTCATTCTCCTTGTTAATTCATTTCTACATTTCTGTTTAATCTTAGGTTTAGTTGATGGATTATCAATCATGTCCTTCAGTTCTTTAGTGCTGGTGCACTTAGCATAATAGTGAGTGGTGCTCACTCTGCCTGTTTGTCTGTCTCTAACCTTTTGTGATTTGCTTATCTTTATTGGCATCTTTTTTCCTTTTCTTTTTGTTAAATATCTTTTCCCAGTTGTCTTGGTACTGTGTTCCCTTCTCTGGTCTGCGTTTGCTACCTTTGCTCATCGTCATCCTCTGTCATGTAATAAAATGCTAATGCCCAGAGAATAATAAAGACTGGTATTATCCATATTGGGTTCATTTCTTTTCTATCCTCACAAATTTGCTGCCCTCAAACATTACTGCTAATTCAAGTCGCATATCCATTAGCTCTTTAGGAATACATCTAAGCAATTCTTGTATAGAAATGAAATTTGCCTTTCCTTCGCTTTTGTACATTTGCATTGCTCTTGGCACTTCATAATCTAAATCAGTAACATACCAAATTTGCCCATCCCAATCAAAACAGCGTATGTGAGGTTCAAGAGGTTTGTAGCCCAGAGTTTGCATTTCTTCTTCTAAAGCTGCATATGCTCGATACATCATATCAATCATTTTTGCTGTTTTTACATCATTTCTTTCTAATGCTGCTTCTCTAAAAATTTGCTCGGCTTTCATAAACTTAATTTTAAGATCAACGCTAATCAATCTATCTATTCTTTTTTGATCGCCCCAACTCATATGAAAGTCATTTTTAAACTTCTGGTACTCATCAAGAAGTTTTAAAGTTTCATTAGAATATTTAGGTTTTTCTTTAGTTTTCATAGTGTATAAGTCCTGACAATCAGTGGGGGAGTAGGGGTAGTACTACGTACTACTACCCTACCTACCCCATACTTCTTGTTTTTGGGGGAGTTTATTTTACAAACTACCACAACTAACTACCACACTACCCCATCATTGGAATAATGTTCTTAAATTCGTATTTTTGATAGCCATCAATATTATCCAAAGTGTAAATCATGTTCTTTTTAACCATTTGCTTAAATTGATACATAACTTGGTCTTTATCCATGTAAACAGATTCGCCTTTATCATTCTCTTTGAGAAAAACTCTTGATGGATAAAAGTCAGATTGTGTTAAAAATATCTCATGTTCTGGCACTCCTTTTTCAGCAGCCCTAACAGCAGTTTCAGCTTCAAAAGCCATCCAGATTTGCTTTAACAAAAAGGTCATCTTATCCTCGTCATCAAAATTAAACTCAATCTTTTCCAGATAAGCACTGCTAATCTTTTTATCATTAATTGTTACAGAATGATCAACCAGTTTAAAAGCCAGTCTAGTATTATGCAGTGAGTCCTTATTTAGTGTCTGCTCAAAAGTTAGATGCATCTCATCGTCTGGAGAGTTCTTATCTCTAACCACTTTAAACTCATTATCTAATGAAGCTGGTATTACACTTGATCCCCTAGCCCTATCAGCATTGCCATGACCTGTATGATGCACCATTAATACACAGCACTTATAGTCTGCTATTAGCTTATCTAATTTGCTTATAAAAGCCCCAACATCCTCAGAGCTGTTTTCATTGCCGCTGAATACACGTTGAAACGTATCTAGAACCAATAAGTTAAGCTCACCATGACTCGCAACAATCATCTCAATCTCTGCTATCAAAGCAGCAAAGTCATTGTCATCATTAATTCTTACAGTTCTGTTAGATATGTAAAAAGGTGCATCTGCTAATGATTCTCTATCGTCAAGGATGGAACATCTGGAACGTATGCCTCTGAGCCCCTCTCCTGCCACGTAGAGAACGCTAGACTTTTTCTTTACCTTATGTCCGAAGAAATCATTTCCTGCTGCTATAGAAGCTGCCATAGCGATTGCAACAAACGATTTGCCTGATTTAGGTGCTCCAAAGACACTAACCAAGCTTTCTTGCTCTATAACATCATCAATGAGCCAGTTAGGTTCATCTACTTGCTGAATAATCCTGCTAACAGGTTCAACAAAAAACGCTCCTCTAGGTCTCTCGGCTGGGCTACCTAAAATATAGTCCTCAAGCTCGTCAGAGCTCAAATACAGGTTTAATTCATTTGCTTCATGCAAATCGCCCTTTTCTGGCAAATCTTTATGTGGCTGGCACGTGATGACGTTACAGCCATTTGCCTTTAGGTGCTGACCTATCTCCGCAGCAAAAACCAACCCAGCTTCGTCATTATCTGGGTATATGTAAACCTGCCTACCATAGATGCATGACCAGTCTGTTTTATCCCAGCCCTTACAGCCACCATGATGACAAGCAACCTGCCCAGCGTATATCTGCTCGGCTGCTAGGGCTGCTTTCTCGCCTTCCACAAGCAGCACAGGCTTCTCTGAGCTTCTGTCTGATAGATACAAAGGCATAAGCCCTTCTGGGCGTTTCATATACCAAAGATCACCACGTTTGCTAAAAGGTGCATATTTGATTTTGCTTCTAGGATGTCCCTCTGGGAATCTCAGCACTGCAAAGTCATCAGAGTATTTTAACTTGATGCTTGCCTGTAACCAGAGTTCGACAAATTGATCTCTGGTCAAAGATGGCGATGAAGGTGCTTCTTTTTGGGGGGAGATAAAATGAATGTCGTCAGACATTGCTCCCTCATCGCCAAAACCAAATCGTTTAAGTGTTTCGTTTATATCTTGATCGAAGTGCTTGAGTAGCCACATAGTACCACCACCTTCGTCAAGTTCAAAGCTATAAAATTGACCCTTGTTGTTCAAACACCATGAACCATGAGTTCCCCAGCGAACCTCAGTCGATGTTTCAGACTTTGGTTCGCCAAGTAATTCTAAGCCAACAGCTTTAGCTATTGATGCCCAATCTTCGTTTGTCACTAGAAAGGAATGTCATCTTCAGAGATTTCTGTTTTCTTAACAGGACTTTCAGCAACAGGTGCTGGCACATCCTCATCACTAGCCCATGCAGGTATAACAAACTCTGCTGGTCTTGGTTTCCAAGCAACAAACTCAAACTCAGGTACTTCGCTGGAGAAACCAGAATCGAATTTAACACCTCTACAGCCTAAGTATCTAAAGCAAGGCAACTGACCTTCGTTAGCTGCTTTTTGCATCCAGAACTTTTCACACATGGATTTAAAGCCTTGTAGCTCTCCCCATGCTGCTCGTTCCCATTGCACGACTTGCTTATCGCTTGTGAAAGCCCAAACGCTAAAAGCTTTTTTCCAGCCTTCTTTGTTTTCGACTTTACTAAATGGAATATCAGAGAATTCAAACTCATAGCCACCTGAATATCTGCCCAGACCAGTCTGGATAGTATCAGGGTCTAGTAGGATGTATTCCATGTCATAGACATTCTCTCCTATATACCACGCCTTTTCTTTTGCCAAAAACTTAAGATAAGAATTTGACCCATTTCCTTCACCAGAATTTTCTTCAAAAAAATCCATAGCACGCTCCTTTTAAATCAGTGCAAAACTCTGTCTGCACCTTCGTTATATTCTGCTTCAAGACTTTCAATGTTCCTAGTCTTGTAGCTCCAAAAATCACCGACATCGGTGATCCCTAATGCTTCAGCTCCTAACAGATAGTTCTGATACTTGCGAAAGCAAAACTCTTCAAAATCGTCATCAAATATTATGTGCATGATTTAATATTACATCAATGTCATTACACAAGTCATCAACATAGCCAACAATTACACTTTGATTGCTCAATGGCACATCTTTAAACATTAAAGCTGCTGGTAATACATACCTAGCTTTGTTGCGATTGTATTTATAAATCAAGACTGGTATCAATTTGCTTCCAGCACTTTCACAAGCTTGAGCCCACCATTTCTCTTGGGCAAAGGTTGATCCTTTTCCTGCATAACACTTGCACTCAATTGCAAAATTACGCCAATAGATATCAGCCATGCCCTTATTCTGGTATTGATCCAAATTCCTTTTAACAGTCTCATCAAATCCACGTTTCTCACAAAAGTCATTAATCAGCTTAACGATAGTACGTTCAAAAGCTGCACCTTTGTTTCTGGAATTTACCACTGCTCACCATGATCTTGCTCGTACAATCTAACAAGTTGCTCAAAGTCATGGGGTGATTCAGTTCTTTTAACAGAACCATCGTTGTACATAACCTCTCTGGAATCATCGTTAAAAACTATCTCATAGTAACCATCACCATACATGGTTTGCATATAGTGAGACTTAATCTTCTGAGACCACTTATCAATCTCATTCTTTAAGGCTTGTAGTTTTATAAGATCGGTGTACTGAGTCATTTCTTTTCAGCTTCAGCTTCACAAATACCTAGCTTAATAAAATGACCAGCAATATCGCCAATACTTCTTTTGCTATTCTTGACTTTGTATTGCCAAAGTAATTGATGAATGTCTTGATCAACCCAAACAGCCTCTTTAACTGTTCGTTCTGTCAACTTATTTTTTTTATTTTTTAATTCAATTGTCATATCTTAACTCTCCTAGTTAATTGTATAATAAATTTGGGCAGTGGCAAAACTCTCCAAAACTACGCTCCCTTCAAGTCTGCTGCCCCTCGATCCTTAATCCTCACCAGCTTACGTCTAACGCTTCTGGCTTCCTTTGCAGGCATTACCTTCTCAGGTGTAGCCTTATAATTAATGTAGCCCCAGTCAAGCTGATATGAGCCACAAACAGCCTTCTCATGATTGGCTATCTTTTCCATTAATGCAGTTTGTATGCAGTCCTGTTCTTTTTGTAACTGCTTAATCTCAGCACTGATGTTTTCATGTCTGGCTATAATGGTTGTGTAACTAGCATCCATCTCCAGAACATCTTCAGCCACTGGGATATCTTCAAACATCACATAAGCATCATCAGAAGTTTCAGGATTAAAGTAAGTTTCTGTCTTAACCCTTTTCTGCCAGTCATCAGCTAAAAGCCTTAACTGCTCACTGAAAGCTGGATCACGTTCATAGAAGAAGTATCTAATCTCATTAGCAATATGACTAAAGACCACCAGAACGCCCCAAGAACAACCAGTGATTTCAACTTGAGTTTTTAATTGAATCCAACCACGCCAATCTTCAGGATAATCCTTTGGATAGTCTTTGGTTAATTTACACTCGATAATGCCTTTACCATTAAGATGCATCGTTGCTCACCACATAAATGCCCTTAGCAGGGTCAGTTTCAATCTCTAAATTATCCGCCATTGCTGTTCCATCTAAAGAACAATTGACTGGATAGAATGGATGAGTGAAAGCTTCTGGAAACTCAGTCTGCACATCCGTCAGCCCAAGCTTCTTAGCTGCGTACCTAATGATATGCTCCTCAAAGAAGTCTCCTAACTCCATTGCTGTGTTCTGGTCAAAACTAATATCTTCACCATGCTTGGCTTTGATATGCTCTTGCAACTGACGTTGCCTAGATTTGTATTTGCCTTCACCCATTGCATTAGCTACAGTTGATGCTGATAGCTCATCGTTTTTTGTTAGCTTACCTACCATTTATATCTCCTTTTTTATTAATCAATAATATATTGTGCTATACATTAATATAAATGTAAAGTTATATAATCAATTAATTTCAGAGATAATATTTTGCAGGTTTTTGAGAGCATCGTTGTTTTTCATATGCTCATCAG